CGCCTGTGTCTGATGCCCCACGGCAGGACGCTGTGGGTCGAGCTGAAGACAACAGGGCGCAAGCCGACCAAGCTACAAGAGATACGACACCAAGAGCTACAAGAACGGGGCTTTGCGGTCTACGTAGTGGACGATATGATAACCTTAGAACAGGCAGTGAGCGATGCTACAGCGTAACCAATTACACGAGTACCAGGAGCGGGCGGTAGAGTGGATCAAGAGCCACAAGAGCTGTGCGCTATTCTTGGAGATGGGACTCGGCAAGACCGTCAGCACACTAACAGCTATCGCAGAGCTTAAGGAGGCGGGCGCCGTCTCCTCTGTGCTGGTGATAGCCCCCAAACGAGTAGCCGAGCGTACGTGGACGGACGAGATCGAGAGATGGCAGCACCTCAGGGGACTGACAGCCGTCAAAATCCTCGGCTCCCCGGCACAACGGCTCAAGGCACTCAGCACACCGGCAGATATCCACATTATCAACCGGGACAACGTGGCGTGGCTGGATAAGGTGCTGTCGGTACCGCTTCAGTCCTTCCCCTTCGATACGCTCGTGATCGACGAGCTGAGTAGCTTCAAGGCGTGCGGCACGCAGCGCTTCAAGGCTATGAAGCACCTCCGCACGAGGTTCAACCGCATCATCGGACTGACGGGTACCCCATCTCCTAACTCGCTCATGGACATCTGGAGCCAGCTCTACATCCTTGATGGGGGCGAGCGCCTCGGGGAGCACATAACCACGTACCGACAGACGTTCTTCACGCCAGGCAGAGGGCGGGGGCATATCGTCTACGAGTGGCTCCTCAAGCCGTGGGCATCGGCCGTTATCTACAAGCGCATCGGGGATGTCTGTATGAGCATGAGAGCTGAGGACTATCTCTCGCTTCCGCCCGTCCACTACGTCAACGTGTCGGTCGGTCTAACGGACAAGGAGCGCAAGGAGTACCAAGACTTCAAGTGGAACAACGTCCTCTCAACGGCAGGCGGAGTTATCACCGCCAGCAATGCAGGCGTCCTCTGCGGGAAGCTTCAGCAATGGACAGGCGGTGCCATATACACGGAGGAGGGTGCAGCCACCCCCACGACACCCGCCAAGCTGGAGCGACTCAAGGAGATGCTCGAGGAGATCCACACGCCCGTCATCATCGCCTACCACTACCAGCACGAGCTGGCACGACTGAGAGCGGAGTTTCCGCAAGCTAAGACGATAGACGAGGCGGGAGTCTTCGATGCGTGGAATCGGGGCGAGGTACCTATCCTCCTCGGTCACCCCGCCAGCATCGGGCACGGACTCAACCTCCAGCGAGGAGGTCACACGATCATCTGGTACACCCCCACCTGGAGCCTAGAGTTATACGAGCAGTTCAACGCCCGTCTCGCCCGCCAAGGGCAGACGGAGCGAGTGACCATCTACCACCTCATAGCCGACGGTACGATCGACCAGCGAGTGCTGAGCGTCCTCGCCCGCAAGTCCACAATTCAAGATGCCCTCATGGACGAGCTCAAGGTGGACAGCCCGAGAAAGAGAAAGAGTAAGCCCCAGCCCGTCCGCTCCCGACCACTGCCTGGAGCCACCACCAGCCCCCGCACTCTACCGCCCTTCTGATTCCGCAACCAGAGGAGTGCCACCACTACGGCACCCCTCTTTTTTTTACGCTTTGTTACTTCGTCTTAATTGTGTATCTTTGTGATATACAGATAGTTAGCGCAAACGTAGATAGCAAAACGACAAAAGTATACAAATAGAGCAGCGGGCGATGAAGTACAAGAAGGAGATCATCGAGATAATAAGGGCGAGCATCACGGCAGGCGAGACGTACAAGCAGGCATACACACGGGCAGGGATCACTGAGAGTACCTTCCACGAGTGGAGAAATAAGCACCCCGAGTTTGCAGAGATGATCAAGGAGGCGGAGGAGACGCACCGACTCTCCAAGCAGTCCGAGACGGAGGTGAGCGTCCACAAGGCAGCCTGCGGGTACGAGTTTACCGAGGTACGCACTGAGTACGGCGTCGGAGCCAACGGGCAACCCATCATCACCAAGCAGGTCAAGACCGTCAAGCACTTTCCGCCGAACGTGCAGGCAGCCAAGATGGAGCTACTCAACCTCGCCCCCGAGAAGTGGGGCAATAGCCCCATGGACGACAACTTCGCAGGCGTCCGAGTGGAGGTCGTCACGACTCCACCGGAGCAGAGCAAGGAGAAGAAGCAACCAGCCGAGAGCGACAAGTAAGACCACACCACCGTGCAGACCATACAGACCACCGAGATATATACCCGCCTAGACACTGCGGTGCGAGAGGGATACACCGCTATCTCCCTCCAAGGGTCGGCACGCTCGGGTAAGACCTACAACGTAATGATATGGCTCATCCTCTACGCACTACGAGTACCAAGCATCAAGATAAGCGTGGTACGTGCCACCCTTCCGGCCCTCAAGGGGTCGGTGTTGGAGGATTTCGAGGCTATCATGCGACAGCTCGGAGTGTACAACGAAAGGCACTTCAACAAGACTGACCTCGTCTATTGGTTCCGCACCCGTAGCACGATCGAGTTCTTCTCCGCATCGGACGAGCAACGGCTCCGTGGCCGTAAGCGGGATATCCTCTTCGTCAACGAGGCCAACGAGCTCACCGCTATCCAATTCCAACAGCTCAAGATGCGTACGACACGGCTCACCATCGTGGACTACAACCCCTCCTTCAGCGAGGAGCACTGGATAGCCAGCGACCTCAACAGAGACCCCCGCACCTACCACTTTGTCAGCACCTACAAGGACAACCCCTTCCTCGAGCAGACCGTCATAGACGAGATCGAGAGCCTACAGACCAAGAATTTCAGCCTTTGGCAGATCTTCGGCGAGGGCAAGATGGCACAGATAGAGGGTTTAGTCTTCACTAACGTCAGCACGATAGAGAGTTTCCCGCCCCACATCAAGCGCACAGTCCTCGGCATCGACTTCGGCTTCACCAACGACCCGACCGCCATCGTGGAGGTCGCCTACGACAGAGAGGCACTCTACATCAACGAGGTCTGCTATCGCACACAGATGCTCCAGCAGGATATCATCAAGGTACTCAAGCAGCGCCCCCACACCAAGGTTGTCAGCGAGAGTGCCGACCCCCGACTTATCGAGGAGATATACAGAGCAGGCGTCAACATTCATCCCGTCCGCAAGTACGCAGGCAGTATCGAGGCGGGCGTAGCGTGGATGCTCCAGCACCCGCTACGAGTCACCGCCCACAGTACTAACGTCCTCAAGGAGCTACGCAATTACGTCTACTCGCAGGACAAGGAGGGCAAGCTCCTCAACACCCCGATAGATGCGTACAACCACGCCATCGACGCCACACGCTACGTCTGTATGACGGAGTGGATGGGCGGCGAGAAGAAGTCCGTCAACATCAAAAAACTAGCCCAAATAGTATGAGTCAGCCCCCATGGCTCGCTAAGTACAGCGAGCGGCAACAAACCACCAGTCAGCAGGCTATCGAGCGAGCCACGAGCATCATCCGGCGAGCCACGGGCAAGCCAAGGAGTTACTACACGACACGCTCCCGCAAGGTCGAGTTTATCGCCTATCGTGCGCTCTTCGCCTACATCGCCGTGGAGCTGGGCGCCAGCTACGTAGCAGTCGGCAAAGCCCTCAATAGGTCACACGCCACAGTTATCCACGCTTACGACACTTACACCCTCTACGCCACCACGTGGGAGCCACTAGGCACGCTCCGCACCAAAGTCATCAATCTATCCAACCCAGAAACTCAATGCCAGACATCGAAGAAATACTAAGCCTCGCACCCGCTGAGGCGGTGCGGAGACTCAAGAGCAAAGCCTTCACCCCGCCAGCGTGGAGCGACCTCGTCAAGGAATACGACCCCGCACAGCACCCCGTGACCAACAAGGGCAAATACCCCGACACGGTCACGCCCGACGGGCACATCGAGGAGGTCACACGAATCACGCTCAACTACCAACAGCTAGCGACTAAGCGCATGTCCGAGCTGGTATGCGGGATTCCCGTCAAGCGCATCTACAGCCCTGCGGACGACCGCCAGCGTGAGGCGAGCGAGTGCCTAGAAGCTATCTTCACCCGCAACCGCATCGACTCGATCAATATCGAGCGGTGCAACGCACTCTTCAGCGGTTGCGAGATCCTCACCCTATGGTACACGACCGAGGAGCCCAACAAGCTCTACGGCTTTGACAGCCCCCTCAAGATTCGATGCCAGACTTACAGCCCACGAGAGGGCGCACGGCTTTACCCGCTATTCGGCGAGGGCGACCTCATTGCCCTCAGCATCGAGACAACACGCACAGAGGGCGGGGAGGACGTCCGTTATCTAGACGCCTACACACGAGACCGTCACATCGCCTACCGTGAGGGTAAGGGTGGCTGGCAGGTAGACAAGGAGGAGCAGATCGATCTCGGCAAGATACCGGCCGTCTACTGTATGCGCCCCACACCGATATGGGAGGACACGAGCCGACTAGTCTACGAGATGGAGTGGGCGCTCTCCCGCAACGGCAACTATCTCCGCAAGAATTCAAAGCCGATATTTGCAGTCTTTGCCGACGAGGAGGTCTACTTCGGAGATGAAAAGAGCGAGAACAAGGAGTACAGGGCGGTCGTGCAGTATCCCAAGGGTAGCACCGCAGGCTACCTCACGTGGAGCCAAGCGATCGACTCGCTCAAGTTCTACATCTCAGAGCTTCGTCAATCATTCTTCACCCAGCTCCAGCTCCCAGACTGGAGCTACGAGAGCATGAAGTCCACACCGATGAGTGGCGAGAGCCGCAAGCAACTATTCATCGATGCACAGCTAAAGGTCACCGAGGAGAGCGGGCGACTCTTAGAGTTCTACGACCGAGAGGTGAGCGTTGTCAAGGCATTCCTCGCCACCCTTCGCCCCGACCTAGAGGATGCTATCGAGGCACTCCCCGTGGAGGTAGTCATCACCCCATATCAGATCACGGAGCAACGAGACACTATCACGGAGCTACTAGCCGCCAACGGCAACAAGCCCCTCATCTCGCACCGTGAGAGCATCGAGCAACTCGGATGGAGTGCCAACGCCAGCGACACTCTCAGAGAGATACAGCAGGAGAGCACGCTCAACGCTTACGAGACAGCAGAGTAACAACCAATAACATAACAACACTATGGCAACACCAAGAGGACTACGCAACAACAACCCCCTAAACATCCGCAGGACCCCGTCCAAGTGGCTGGGCGAGGTGGACGGTCTCAACGGCAAGCGAGACGCCGCCTTTTGTCAGTTCAGCTCGCTAGTCTACGGCTATCGGGCGGCAGGTAAGCTCCTACGGACTTATCAGACCAAGTACAAACTTTACGGTCTTAGCCAGATCATCGGACGCTGGGCACCGCCCAGCGAAAACGATACACGAGCATACGTCACACGGGTAGCCCAGCAGATGACCAAGGAGCTGGGAAAGCCTATCTCAGTGGATAGTATCCTAGACGTTTGCAAGGACAAGGAGACCCTCCGTGCGCTCATCGTATCGATGCACCTAGTCGAGTGCGTACAGCTACCCACCATCAAGGAGCGTCAAGCCATTGCCCAAGCCCTTACGATGCTATGACCCGGCACACAGAAGAGACGCAAGAGAAGCGCCAAGCACGCTACACCGAGGCGGTACACATCTACAGCTACAACCGCCGGTGGCTATCGCACAACGACAGTGTGAGAGCAGCACAGCGCCGTACATCCGTTACGAGAAGGATCATCAAGCGGGAATGCATAAGAGCAGGAGTATGGGACGATTAGCACGACAGATCGCAAGCGGTGCACTGCTGGCAACACTAGCCAGCTGCGCCCCCCGCTACATCCCCGTCAATCACTACATCGAGACGGAGCGGGTCAAGGTCGAGCGGGACAGCGTCCACTACACCGACACCGTCCGCATCGCTGAGCGTGGCGACACGGTACTCGTGGAGGTCACCAAGTGGCGCACACGCTACAAGACCGCCACAGACACGCTCACCAAGATAGACACCGTTCAGCTACCGCCCCAGCTCATCACACAGCCCGTACCCGAGCGGCAGCCGTGGTGGCGCAGGTGGCTCGCAGCCATCGAAGCCTTCGTTCTTGTAGGAGCGGGAGCAATAGCCATTTACAAGCTGATAAGAGTACTACGATAGCACACAGCCGGCAATGACCCCCAAGCAGTACGACCGCCAGCACCTCAAGCACCTCGCCGCAATGGATAGGCGCATCGACCAACTCTTCGACGAGACGCTCAAGAGGCTGGCGAGTTACGGCATCTTCCTTGACAAGCCCCTCGGAGAGCAGCCCTTCAGTTTTTCCGACTACCCCGAGGTACAGCAGATCATCAACGGCATCTTCGAGGAGTTCCGCAAGTCGGTCGAGGTCGTCATCACCAAGGGGCTAGAGTGGGAGGACAACCTCTCAGCGAGCAAGGCGACCGACATTGCCTCACGCTATGGAGTAGCAGTCGCACAGCAGAGGAGCCAAGCGGTCGCAGGCTTCGCACAGCGCAAGGTCGGAGGTCTCAATCTATCCGAGAGGGTTTGGAACATCACCGACACCTTCCACAAGGAGGTCGAGACCGCTATGGACATCGCCCTCCGTGACGGCACACCCGCCAACCGCCTAGCGACCGACATCAAGCAGTACCTCAAGCACCCCGACAAGCTATTCCGCAGGGTACGAGACGAACACGGACAGCTCCAGCTCTCCAAGCGTGCCAAGGTGTTTCACCCAGGGGCGGGAGTCTATCGCAGTAGCTACAAGAACGCCCGCAGGCTAGCCGTGACAGAGACCAATATGGCGTACCACAAGGCGGACAACGAGCGGTGGCGACAGCTAGACTTCGTCCTCGGCTATGAAGTGCAAGTCTCGGGGACGAACCCAAACATCTGCCCCCTATGTATGGAGCTGGCGGGCAAGTACCCAAAGGAGTTTGAGTTCGTAGGCTGGCACCCCCACTGCAGGTGCCACGCAGTGCCGATTATGGAGGATATCGACAGCTTCCAAGCCCGCCAAGAGGCACTCCTCAGAGGCGAGCGCATACCCGCCACGGGACAAGTGACCGCCCCTCCGAAGAACTTCACCGACCACCTCAAGGACAACAGTAACCGCATCGCACGCTCCAGCAAAGCAGGCACGCTCCCTTACTTCGTTCGTGACAACTACAAAGTAGGCAAGAACGGCACCCTCACCCCGACATTCAACGCTCCGGAGAAGCCCGCACTGCCGAGCATCCTAGAGCGAGCCAAGGCACGCCACGAATCCCGCACAAAAGAGCAAGTAAATAAGATAAAGGAGGAAGCGTGGACTAGAGAATTGAAAATGAAGACAAGCCTCAGCGAAGAAGAAAGGAAAGCGATGGTATCTCATTGGCTAGAGCTGGAGAAGTCGTTGGGAAAGAAAGGCCGCATGATGAGCATACAAGAGGCAGACAAGCAGAGCGCAAACCCAAATTTTGCAAAAGGGAAAGAGTTTACGATAAACTGTCAGACGTGCAGTCCTGCATACGTCTTGAGAGAGTGGGGATTCAACGTAACAGCGAAAGGAAACACGAAAGGCTCTCTATCTGAGTGGATATCTCATTGTCGCTCCTTCGAGGTATGGGAGAACTTAGATGGGACAAAGGTCGCACCAGTATTCCAAAAAGACTGGCTCTCAAGTCACGGATACAAGCAGATGACGGAGAAGCGATGGGCAGAATACTTTGAAGAGACTTGCAAGGAGGAGGGGACATACATACTAACCATAGGCTGGAAGGGAGGAGGCGGACATGCGACAATATTGAAGAGGACAAAAGAGGGACTCTTCTACATAGAGCCTCAATGCTACGATGAAGCTGTAGGAGCTAAACGCCCAATATCCGAGCTGTGTAAAGATGGCGGAAGCGTTGTACGAGGCAGTCGGGGGATTTTGAGGGTGGACGATAAGAAATTCTTAGAGAAATTCTTGTCAATCTTTGAGAAAGGGTCGTGAAATAGCCAATGCCTCAAAACCATTAATCTCTCTAACGAAACGACCATTGAATATAAACACTGAAGGGAAGCCCGTGTCACATCCTTCAATAGCTCCGTAGAAGATATCACCATCTTTCGAGCGACCAAGGTATTTGACGAAGCCTCCTCTATCTAACAAGAACTTCGCCTTTTCAAGCACTATTGACGGGATATTTTTCATAACTCAATACTTTGACACCAAAGGTACAAACTAACAACCAATAATACAACACTATGAGCGAAATAGTCATACAGATACCAATCTACAAGACAGCCGTACTCATCTATTGGGGAGACCGCAAGGGGCTATACAAAGCCGTCAAGCGGAACTCTGACAAGGCGACAGCCAAGACCACAATTTTCCCCAATCACAAGGGTAAGAAGTCTAAGTGTTGGAGAGAAACACAAGGTATGGCAAAAGCTCTCAACGAGAGTGGCATATCGGTATCTTTCCTGCCCGAGATGGACGAGACGAGTTGTTCGGACGCTCTGCTTTTGATTGGGAAGAGAAGCTGGCATTTAGCAGACTTCAAATACAGTGCAACAACGAATAGCAACACTCTTGCAAAGCAGTTAATGGGAGGATTTAAGCAGGCTAATTATGTCGTTTTGAAAATGGAGAAGGGCGATTTAGGCACTATAAGAGATGCAGTCGAAGAGTGCAAAAGAAAGGGAACAATAGGGTCCATTATCCTCATCAATAAAAACGGGAATGTCTACGAGCTAACTAGAAAGAGCCTAATGTCAGGGAGGTATAGAAAAATCCTGAAGGGAGAATTATAAAAGAACAGCCCCCACTGATTAAGTAGAGGCTGTATGCTTTTGAGACTTCGGACTGAAACCGCAATCGTCTCGGGTGAAGAAGACCGCCAAAGGCGATGAACTCCACTACAAAGGTACAAACTAACAACCAATAATACAACACTATGAGCGACAACAGTGCACCGCACTACACCGAGCTACCCATAGCACAGCTCGAGGAGAACAAGGGGCAGATAGCAGGACTACCAGCCAACCCCCGCAACATACAGCCCGACAAGCTAGCCAAGCTCAAGCAGAGCATACTGGACAACCCCGAGATGCTCCAGCTACGAGGCATCCTTGTCTATCCGCACGGGGACAAGTACATCGTCATCGGGGGCAATATGCGCCTCCGTGCGATGGTCGATCTGGGTATGACCTCCGCTCCCTGCGTCGTTATCCCCAGCCACGTCACAGCCGACAAGCTCCGAGCCTACACGATCCTCGACAACAGCTCTATGGGCGAGTGGGACTGGCAAGCCCTTCAGCTCGAGTGGGACACCGCACAGCTAGACGATTGGGGCATTGACCTGCCCGACTTCACCGACGGGGAGGACGACGACGCTATCGCCAGTGAGGACGACTACGAGATGCCCGAGGAGATCGAGGAGGTCGAGACCGACATTCAGCTGGGCGACCTCATCATATTAGAGGGGCGAGGGCTGACGCACCGCCTTATGTGCGGCGACAGCACGAGGAGCGACCACTTCGCCACGCTTATGGGAGGAGCCACTGCCGACCTCGTCGTCACCGACCCACCATACAACGTGGACTATATGAGCGCAAGGCGCAAAAGTGCTGAGCTAGCAAAGTCAAAGCAACCACGGCACAAAGACATCGCCAACGACAAAATGAGCGACAGCGACTTCCTCGACTTTCTTTCCAAAGCATTCACCAATATGGCAGGCGCACTCAAAGCGGGAGGATCCTTCTATGTATGGCTATCCGACAGCAAGCTCAACAGCAACATACAAGCCCTCGAACAGACAGGGCTGGGCTATGAGCAGATACTAGTATGGGTAAAGAACAACCACGTGCTGGGCTTTATGGACTACCACCAAAAGCACGAACCGTGCCTCTACGGGTGGAAAGAGGGAGCATCGCACTATTTCATTGCAGAGCGAGACCACTCGACAGTCCTCGAGCGTGCCAAGAGCTTACTCAGTGGCAAGGCGACACAGACCGAGCTACGAGCCTGCATCAAGGAACTCACCACAGCACTTAGCGAGGGGACGGACGTACTCAGATACGGCAAGCCAAACAAGAGCAAGCTCCACCCAACGATGAAGCCGATACCGCTCTTTGGAGAGCTAATCCGCAATTCGTCCCGACGGGGCGAGAGCGTACTCGATCCATTTGCAGGGAGCGGGACAACCCTCGTAGCGTGCCACGATATGGGGCGCAACGCTTACGCTATGGAGTACAGCCCAAGCTACTGCCAAGTGATCATCAACCGCCTCACGGAGCTTGACCCCGATCTCAAAGTGACAAAATAAGTTCCCGATAAACTTGCGTATATCACAAGATTGTTATACCTTTGTATCGTCAAAGTAAAGCAAGTATGAAGTACAGCGAATTAGTAAGACAGATTAAAGCATTGGGCTGGTACAAACTCAAGAGTGGCGGGTCACACGATGCGTACGCCCACCCGACTATAAGAGGACGCATCACAATGCCAAGACACGGAGCTAAAGAAGTTCCAGCAGGTACAGAGAAAGCAATCCTAAAGCAAGCAAGGGGCGGTAAGTAGACCGCCCCGACACACCTAGAAAAAAAGGAGACGATATGAATACAATAACCGCACACATCGAGGGAACGAAGAGCAAAGGCTTTGCTATCTATGCCAACGCCTTTGACTCCGTCATTGCGACCGATGGGGAGACAGTGGCTGAAGCGCAAGCAAGCTTCCGAGAAGCCATTGAGACGACTGCTCTATCATACGAAGAGACGGGGGACAACGATATAGCGCAGGCTCTCCGAGAGGCAGAGGTCGAGTACATCTATGACGTGTCGGCGCTCTTCTCCTTATTCAAAGACATAAACGCATCCCAGTTTATCAAACGCACTAGCATCTCCAACGAGACCTTACGGCAGTGGCGAGCGGGGCAAAAAGTTCCCAAGCACCGCCTGCAAGAGGTCGAGAATGCCATACACCGGCTAGCAGAAGAGCTCGGAGCCGTACGACTACAATAAGGTCGATGCTTGCTTTACTTTGACGAGTCGCAAGCCGACTGTAAGCCCTCACAGCGTGATACGCTCGTGGGGGCTTTTTTCGTATCCACACCTCACGCACGTGACAAACGAAAGACAACGCTAGATAAACGAAATCAAGAAGTTATGAACATTTGTGCGATTTCCTTTGAGCGGACGTGATCCGCACTTATTTTTGCACCAAACAATACAGCAACACAAGCCATGACACAGACCACGGAGACCACACAGCAGGCGAGCGAGGCGACTCGGCAGACGACCAGCCAGCTCGCAGAGCCCACACAGCCAACCAGCACGCCACCGCCAGCCCCGAAGTCGGCATTCATCATCGACGGCAAGCTACCACAGCCCGAGCCACAGCCCGCAGAGCCAACAGATAACAGCCAACAGACAACAGCCGAACCAACGGAAGACCTCAAGGCTCAGCTCACGGCACTGCAGGCACGTCTAGACGCTATCGAGAGCCAGCGCACCACCGAGACACGCACAGCAGAGGTCGAGCGCATCATAGCTCCCCTCAGCGACACCCTCAAGGCGGTCTACAGACGCACCCCCTTTGCGACGCTCACCGATGAGGAGTACACACAGCTCACCGAGACCATCAAAAAAGAGGTCACCGAGCTAGCCACAGCCGACAAAGTACGGGGAGCAGTCTTTAGCCGACCCACCGACGGCAAGGCGAGCGACGGCAAGGCGAGCGACAAAGAGACGGAAGAAGTCCTCAGACGACTCAATCTATAACCGACTAACAACCTAATCAACCTAATCACTATGGCAGAATCGAATCTGAATCAGACCACCAAGGTCTTCGGAAGCGGCAAGGACGGCATCTGTATCATCAAGTGCCTCGCCGACATTCCAGGCGGACGCTCACTAGACGTGTCCCGCATCCCAGCTGAGTACGACGTTATCTCAGCAGGTCACATCGTTATCAGCAAGGCAGGAGAGCTCATTCTCCTCGGGGTCACGGGCGGTAGGTTCGCTGCACTCACCGAGGGCGAGAGCTATGTAGGAGTCCTCCGTACGGCTATCATGCGCCAAGACCCCCGTGGGGCTATCGTCACCGCAGGGCAGGTCAACGGAGCTTGCACACCCTTCCCAATCGACGATGCAATTGCCAAGGGACTACCACGCATCGAGTTCCTCTTCACCGACAAACGCTAACAACCTAACACTATGAAAGAATCACTATTCAAAGAATTGGTCGACAAGTACCTCGCAGGCGTTGTCGGCAAGGTCGTAGAGACCGAGAACGGAGCCACCACACCACCCACGCTCCTACACAAGACGATGCTCACCAACGAGTACTCGCCCAACCTCAACTGGGGTGCATCAACGCTCAACAACAGCGTAGTCGCAGCCGATGTCGTATCGCTCGACAGCTCGCTACCCCTCAAGAGCCGTGCCACGCTACGAGTAGCTACGGGCAAGCTCCCCAAGCTCGGACTCAAGTACCGCAAGAGCGAGAGCGAGATTAGCGACCTCAACGTAATGATGGCACGAGGCACCAACGAGGCGACCATCGCCAGCAAGCTCCTCGACGACACTGTGCGAGCCATCAAGGCTATCGATGTCCGCAACGAGATTATGTTCTTGCAGGGGCTTAGCTCGGGCGTAGTCCTAGTCACTGACGAGGATAACCAAGGGACGGGCATCCGTGCATCCTTCGGCTACAAGGACGAGAACAAGGTCAAGGCGAAGAAAGCGTGGAGCATGGCAGGCGCAACGCCCCTCACCGACATCACGGCAGTCTTCGACAAGGCGAACGCTGACTCCAACCCCATCGCTCACGTCTACATCGACACCAAGACCTTCAACGAGCTACGATCCAGCGAGGAGGGCAAGATGCTCGGAGCCTCCTACAGCGGTCACGTAGTTACGGACAAGACGTTACTAGCCGTTCCACCCCGTGCTACCTTCCTTGAGGCACTACGAGACGAGTACGGCGCTGAGTGGCACGTCATCGACAGCAAGTACCGCATCGAGGGGCTAGACGGCACGAAGAAGGCCGCCAACGCTTGGACGGAGGGCAACATCGTCTTCACACCCACCGACAAGGTCGGACGTCTCGTCTATGGTACGCTCGTGGAGGAGACGAACCCCGTCAATGGCGTTGTCTACCAAAAGGCAGGCGACTACACGCTCATCTCCAAGTATAGCACCAACGACCCCGTAGAGGAGTACACGGCAGGGCAGGCACTATGTCTCCCCGTCATCGATGGTGCCGACGCTATCTATCTGCTCACACAGAAGTAAGCACTGAGAGATGACGCTGAGCGAGTATCTACGTGGCTTGACCAACTACCCCGTATCTGAGGAAGCTCTCCAGAGCATCCTCAGTAGGCGGGGGCTGGACGGCAAGAGCACGACGACAGACGATAAGCTCTTATGCCTTGTCACGGCAGACGTCTATCGCTGGCTCTCTACCGCCCCCGATATATCGCAGGGCGGGCAGAGTTACAGCCTTTCGGACAACATACGGGAGTCCTATCGCAGACGTGCCAACGGGTTGTACCGAGCAGGAGGCGAGCCCGAGAGCGTCCTCGAGGAGCATCCGCGTTACGGCTACAAGGGCGAGCGACTATGATCATCACGAGTGGCAAGCTCGAGTACAGAGCTAGAGACGGACGGGAGTACGACGACAACGGCTACCCCATACAGCAGACCACCGAGTGGTCGCCAGCGGTGCCGTGTCAAGTCGTGCCACTGCAGTACGACCGCACCGTCCTCTCCAGCACCACCGAGACACCCGTCATTATAGCCCGCTACGAGGTGCTAATCCACGCACACCACTACAAGGAGGCGGACGAGGTACGCATCACCGACACGAGGAACGGACGCACCGAGGAGCTACGAGTCGTCTCAGCGGAGTACCTACGAGCCGTTAGCCAATACAAGCTACTATGCCGATAGAGGTCACTACACCGATCGGAGAGATCCAGCAGTACATTGAGGAGCAACTCGCCCTCAAGGTCGAGGTGCTAATCAATAAGCTTAGCTATATCGGTGAGGGCGCACTCCGCATCGCACGAGAGCAAGGAAGCTACACCGACCGCACGAAAAACCTGCGCAACTCCACGGGCTACGTGATAGCCATTGATGGGCAAGTGGTCACACGGGCAGGCTTCCGCACCAAGAACGAGAACGGAGCCGCCTTTGCCGAGGAGTTAGCCCGCACCACAGAGGGCAAGGCGGTACTCGTGGTCTGCGCAGGGATGAATTACGCTACCTACGTATCGAAACGAGGGTACGACGTGCTCGACTCAGCGGAGCTAGAAGCCCAAGCCTTAGCCGAGAAGTTACTCAAGCTATGATGACCCGCAAAAGCGTTACCAGCCGAGAGGTACAGACGGCCGTTTACAAGCTCCTCCGAGATAGCGAGCTCTGCAAGGCGGTCAACGGCAAGCTCTACCACGCCACGACCCGCCCTCGAGCCAGCCACAAGGAGGACATCATCGTCCGCTACACAGCAGGCAGGAGCGGAGAGGTACAAGAGGGAGTCGTGACCGTCCTCATCTACACCGAGCCGATACCGGCGAGTGACGGCACGCCACGGGAGGATATAGCCCGCACCGTACAGATAGAGCGACTAGCGACAGACTGGGTCGACAATCTTCCCACGGGGCGGTACCTCTTCTCCCCGTCCGACACCGCCCAGACGCTCTACGACCCCGAGGCGGGGCAATACTTTACCAGCATCAAAATCAATTACAAACACTATTAGCCTACACCAAAACACTATGGCACAGAACCTAGAACTAACATGGGGTAAATGCACAGTCGGCTACAAGGTCGGCAGTGTAGCCCAGACGGAGGAGCCGAAGATCGACTCTACAAAGCTTAACGTCGCCGAGGGTAGCACCCAAGAGGCGAAGATTGAGGGAGGCGAGACCATCGCCATCCGCAGAGACAGCGACACCTACACGCTCGAGTGGGATACCTATATTCACCCCGCAAACGCTGACAAGTACAAGGCACGCATCGCAGAGCCTAACGTTAACATCACCGACCTCGTGGTCACTCCGAGCAACAAGGAGGCCCTGAGCATCAAGGCACCCGCAGCCAGCCTGCACAGCAGCTTCAGCTTCGACACTCAGGGCGGCATCTTGATGCATAACAAGGCAACGTTCGTTAAGAGTGGCAGCACGGCCCTCTTTGAGCTCGCCAAGGCGGCACCCGGCACCTAAGCGTGGCGCACTAGAGTTCACACAGCCCCGTCCCACATGGCTAGCCCCGGGGCGGGGCTAACACACGATAGAGAGAGGTTAGGCGATAGGGAGTGGTTTTTCTTTGTGATGTTTCTTTTCCTCGCTCGCCTATCGCTCTAGCCTCCAATCATTAACGACTAACACCACACAACCACACCATGCTAGAGACCATATTCACAGCAGTTTTTACAGCCATCGCAGGAGCCATCGCCACCGTTTGGGGCTATTGGACGGGTCGAAAGAAGACCGTCAGTGAGAACGCCATCAGGCGTGCCGAGGCACTAGACAAGACCAACGAGATCATTGACCAGCAAGCGGAGAAGCTTGAGAAGCTATACAACATCGTCCTAGCCCTCCGAGACGAGAACGCAAAGCTCATAAGCCAGAACAACACCCTCAAGCTTAGCGTGGACACCCTCAACAAGGAGGTCGAGGCGCTCCGCCAGGAGCTAGCGCAGTACAAGCACCCAGCCACCAAGCGCAATCCAACAGGAAACAGCTAACCGCCA